GTACCTACATACGGGGCGCAACGCACCGGACGGCCTGAACCTGGACGAGCTGATTGCCAGGCTGGGGATTCCCTCCGAGGCGGTGCGGTTCGTGGATCAGTATCTCCAGGTGATCGGGCTGACGGAAGAGTACCTCGCGGACATCTACCGCGCGTCGGACGTGCTGTTGGCGGCGGCCATGGCGGAAGGGTTCGGAATACCCATTGTCGAGGCCCAAGCCTGTGGAACAGCCGTGGTCACGACCAACTTTAGCGCGATGCCCGAGCTGACCATCAACGGCATCGCCACGGAGCCGGCCGGACGGTTCTACATTCCGATGTTCCAGGCGTGGCAGGCGCTCCCGAGCGTTCCGAACATCACGGCAGCGCTAGAGACGATCTACGGCTGGGGGGAGGCGAAGCGGCGGAAGATGGCGGCCAAGGGCGTGGCGCATATGCAGCGCGAATACTCGTGGGACCGGATTGTGTCCGAGCACTGGGCGCCAATGTTGCAGCGGGTCGAACGCGGCGAGCCAATCAATCCGCAGCCGCAGCCCACGCCGAACGGCCAGGTAGCCGCGGCGGTGCCGGCATGATCCAGGTCGGGGCGCCCACACTGAACGGCAACGAGGCCAACTACATCCGTGACTGCCTGGCCTCGGGGCGACTCTCGCGTGGCCGTTTCGTCGACCGTTTCGAGCAGGCGTGGGCGTCCTATGTGGGCGTCCCGCACGCCATCGCCACCACGAGCGGCACCACGGCGCTGCATCTGGCGCTGCTGGGGTTGGACGTGCAGCCCGGTGACGAGGTGATCGTGCCCGCGTCGACCTACATCGCCACGGCCAACGCGGTGCGCTACTGCGGCGCGACGCCCGTCTTCGTGGACGTGGAGCCGCAAACGTGGTGCCTCGACGCCTCCAAGATTGGGCCGCGCGTCACTGAGCGGACGGTCGGCATCATCGCCGTGCATCTCTACGGCCATCCCGCGGCGATGGATATTCTGCAACGAGTCGCCGACCATCACGACCTGTGGCTGCTCGAAGATGCCGCGGAGGCACACGGGGCACGCACGAACGGCAAGCGGGTGGGCAGCATCGGTGACGTTGGTGTGTTCAGTTTCTACGGTAACAAAATATTAGTGGCGGGCGAGGGTGGCATGGTGACGACGGCGGATCGGCACATCGCTACCCGCATCCGTCATCTGGCCGCGGCGTGCCAGGTGGCGCCCGGCCGCTATGAGCACGACGGCATCGGCTACAACTACCGTCTGACCGACCTGCAGGCCGCCGTGGGCCTCGCCCAGGTTGAGCGGGTGCAGTGGCACCTGGTGCGGCGCGAGCAGTTGGCGTGTCTCTACCGCCGGCAGTTGCAGGGATCACGGCTCACGTGCCAGAGCGGTGGCGGGAGCAACGTCAACCCGGTGGCGTGGACCATGCCCGTGCTGTTGCCGCCGGGCGCCCCGCTGCCGGCCGAGGTGGCGAGTCTGATGCTGGCGCACGGCATCGAGACGCGGCCGTTCTTCGCGCCGCTGCCGAGCCTGGCGCCGTACCGGGATGGGCGCGGCTATCCCGAGGCCGAGCGGATCGCTGTGCAGGGGCTCCTGTTGCCGCTGCACGCGGGGCTGGAGGATAGCGACGTGCGGACGGTGTGCGACGTGCTGGGGCACGTGCTGGCGCGGCAAGGAGTGGCGGCGTGAGCGCGCGGGTGGCAATAGTGAGTTTTTGGCGGAACGACGTCGGCCGGGATCTCTCGGCGCGGGCGGCGCATCTGCTCGCCAAGACGTATGCCCCGCTGGAGTGGGTGTGGATCGTGGGCGATAGCCAGGACACGACCTACGAGGCGCTCGACGGCCTACTCGCGGACCACCCCCGCGGCGACCTGGTGACGTTGCTGGACATCGGCGTGCAGCCCGTCCCGCAGCGCGCGGTGGACCCGCGCATGTGGCAGTTCAGCCGCGCCGCGCAAGCGGGGCTGAACGCCGTGCCGTCCGACGCCGAGCATGTGCTGATCCACGAGTCGGACATCGAGAGCCCGCCCGACGTGGTCGAGTGCCTGCTCGCCGTCGAGGGCGACGTGGTGGGTGCCTGGCCAGTGCTCGGCGATCGGCATGTGTTTTACGACACGTGGGCCTATCGAGGGCTGGACGGCGACCACTTCACGAACGAATGGCCCTATCACATCGACGCGCACGAGCGGCACCCGTTCGAGGTGTCGAGCGTGGGCACGGTGTGGCGCTTCCCAGCCGCGGCGCTGCGCCAGGGGCTTACCTGCACCGAGATGGGCGCCGTCGAACTCTGCCGCGGCTTGCGTGCACAGGGCTACCGCATCTGGTGTGACCCGCGGCTGGTGGTGGTGCAGCCGCGGTCGACGTTCGTCCCGCAGCCGTTCCCGGTGGAGGCGTGATGGGCTACGGGCTGAAGTACGAAGGCGTGGGCACGACGATCCATGAGCCCGTGATTCTGCTGAAGCCGCACGTCATCGCACTAGGCGACTTCAGCCGGGTAGACGGATTCTGCAAACTGGAGGGCGGCGAGGGCATTACATTAGGTAAGTGGGTGCATTGTGCGTCCTACGCCCATCTGAACATTGGCGGCGGGCGCCTGGTCGCCGGTGACGGCGTATCCTTCGCCTCGGGCTGCCGGGTCATCAGCGGCGGCAACACGCCCGATGGGCTTACGATGAGCGCGGCGGCGCCCATCTACCGCCAGGTGATCGAGCGCAAGACGACACGGTTCGAGGACAACAGTTGCGTCCTGACGGGTGCCGTCATCCTCGGCGGCGTGACGCTCCACGAGGGCGCCGTGGCCGCGGCAGGCAGCGTAGTCACACACGATATCCCCGCCTGGGAAATCTGGGCGGGGAACCCGGCGCGGAAGATTGCTGAGCGGAAGCGGCCACAGATTGCCGTGCCGCCCGCCCAGGTGGTCAACGGCCCGTTCGTCAAGCCGATGACGCAGGCTGAGTACGGCGCGGCGCTGCTCGCGGGCATGGACGAGTTCGAGGCGGTGCATCGTGCTGACCATCTCTAGCACTCTGCACATCCCCGGCCTGACGCGTCTCACGGCCGACATGGAGAAGCGGCTGCAAAAAGCGTGCGACAAGACGGCCGAGGATATTCAGGCCGATGCGACGCAGCGCGCCCCGGTGGATACGGGGTTCCTGCGGGACAGCATTTATGCGGGCACGAGCGAGGGCAGCGACTACGGCGCGGGTGGGATGGCGCGTCCGCATCTGCCTGAGGTCCACCGCCCGCCCGGCATCAGTGCTGTGGTGGCCGTGAGTGCGACCTACGCGGCCTATCTAGAGTACGGCACCCACCGGATGGCCGCGCAGCCCTACTTTACGCCGGCCGTGGAGCGGGCGCGCGAGCCGTTCAAGAGCGCGGCGCGCGAGGCGGTGACGCCCTAATGCCCGCCGAAGTGCAAGCCGTCAATGCGGCGTTGGTGAGCCTGCTCGCGGCAGATGTGACGCTGCAAGGCTTCCTGGGCAACCCCGCGCGCATTTACCAGGCGCTCGCGCCCGAGGCGACGAGCTACCCGTACCTGCGCTACCAGGTGCTCAGCGCGGTCGACGTGAACGCCATCAGCCCGCGGCGGACGCACACGATCTATGTCTACTACCTGGAAGCGGTCGCGCAGGGCGCCAATACCACGCAGATCGGCAGCGTGCTGGCGCGGGTCGACGTGCTGCTCTACGGCACGCGGCAGACACCGATGGGCTACGTGCTCGATTGGCTCCGCGAGGAACAGGTCGGCCCGCAGCGCCAGGTGATCGCCGGGGCCGATTACGTGACGATGGGCCAGCGCTGGCGGGCGTGGTTACAGAGTGTCGCGTGAGTGGCTATAATCAGATGGACAGCGCCACGATCACTTTCCATAAGGCACTGATCCGATTAGCCCGGAGTGCCATTTCGTTCTGGGAGCAGTGGGTAGACGCGAAGGCCAAGTCAACGTAATTCCCAGGTAAGCGGTCGGGCAACCGCCAGCCTCGGCGCACCCCGACCAATCGCCCCTCCTGGGCCTCTTAGGAGGGGTGTCCTATGGGCCTCACTCACCTGGGCCGCATACAGCTTGCTTCCGAGAGCACGCCCGGAACGGCGGTCACGACCGCGACGGTCCTGGTCCCCGTCAAACGTGCAGCGTGGCAGGAAGTCAACACCGTTGACCAGCCGGAAGAGCTGCGCGGTGACCTGGCGAAGTACCACCGCGGCGACATCCTCGGCAAGATGGTCAATGTCGATGTGGACTTCGACGTGACCTATCAGGATTTCCCCTACTTCTGCGAGATGGCCATCAAGCACGCGGCGCCCGTGAGTGACGGCGGCTCCGGCGGGTCGGCGTATCTGCGGACCTACACGCCGACGCTCACCAGCCCGGATACCCCGCAGACGTACACGGTGCAGATGGGCGACGACACGAGTGGCGACGCTTTCTATGCGCCGTTCACGTTCGCCACCAACCTGGAACTGTCGTTTGCCATCCAGGAGCGGACCAACGGGAAGGTGGCGCTCGTTGGCCAGTCGCTCACGGCGCAGGTATTCACGGGCTCGCTCAACCGTGACCGGACGCTTGAATCGGCGGTTGGCCAGTCGTGGGCGGTGTTCTTCGACGACACGGGCGGTACGGTCGGCAATACGGCCTACACAGGCGTGCTCATCGCCGGCACCTGGCGGTTGCCGAACACCTACAACCCCCACAAGAGTATCGATGGGACGCTCGTCTACAACAGCGTCAAGGCCACGCAGTTGTGTCCCGAGCTGGAGATCACCGCCGAGGTCGACGCGGCGGCGCTGGCGCTGCGCGGGAAGTATACGGCTGGTACGCGGCAGCTCGTGCGGCTCAAGAGCACGGGCAGTCAGATCCACGCCGGTACGCCAAACGCGACGAAGAACAAGTACATCCAGATCGACGGGGCCTACCGCATCGTCGATTGGGGCGTGGTCGGCGGCTCGGACAATGCCGGCGTCCAGACGGTCAAGATCACGCTGCACGGAGAGTATGACGCTGCGGCCGGACTACTCTATAGCGTAGCCGTGAACAACGAGGTGGATAGTTTGCCGTAATATCGCCTTATAGCCGCTGTCTTGGGTATAATTGCGTATCCAAGACAGCAGCGAGGCGATATGAAGCAATGTACCAAGTGTGGCGAGATGCAGTTGTTAGAAGCGTTCCCGCGCCTACATACACGTAGTAGTGGATATAACTCTATCTGCAAAGTGTGTGTCAACGACTCGCACCGCGCTTGGTACGCTCGTGTGCGCCAGCCCGTACGGGCACTGGCGCATGTCAGCCGCAAGAACGGACAGACGTTCATCTGTCAGCAGTGCAGGCAGCCGTTCTATCTCGCGCAGAGTCGGATTGGGAAACGTGGGGCTACCCAGGAGTGGTGCTCCGCGGCATGTAAGAATCAGGGACGCCGCGAGCGGAGTCAACGGCGGTGTGTCTGGTGTAATCAGTTCTTTCACGCGTCGCCATCCGCATTGCAGAGGCGGCTTTGCTGTAGTCACGCTTGCAGCGTGGCGTATCGGGCAGTGACGCCGAACGCCACGAATCGCGTCAGTGGCAGCGTGGTTGAACCGCAGCCGTACGGGGCGCTCTGGCGTCAGCGGCGTCGCCTCGCCTTGGAACGGGATGGGCGCATCTGTCAGATGTGTGGCGGCCGACCGTCACGGCCGCACGTTCACCATATTGTGCCTCTCCGTTACTTCGGTGAGGACTACGAGGCCGCCCACGCGCTCACGAACCTGTTGACGCTCTGCCATCCGTGCCATTTGCGGATGGAACATCAGAGCGGCACCTACGCACTAGAACGAGAGAGAGCATGAGCGAGCAGCGCGAAGACTTCATCGTGCGCGAAGTGACGCAGGAGCGGAACGGTCACACGCCCGGCGCGGTGCTGGAACGCGCGGCCGAGCCCGCGGTGATGACACAGCGCATGCCCGTGCGGATTCGCCGCGTGGAGCTGGTCGACGACTACGCCGGCTGGTGGGCGGACATGCACGTCAACCCGCCGATTGGCGTCATCCTGGCCATGGAGGGCAATCCGCTCGGCGTGCTCGAGCAGATGCCGAAAATTATCACGATGTGGAATTTCGGTGATGCGGACGGCCAGCCGCTTCCGATCACGCCCGAGGGCATCCGCGCGCTACCCGACGACTTGCTGAAAGCGCTCGCGGACGGTTATAGCCAGGCGCGCGGGCTCCCAAAAGCCACGAGCAGCACCTAAAGTCGTTCTTCCTCGGCCACGCCCAGGGGGTGCCGGAAAGCTATCTCATCTGGCAGGTCGCGAAGCAACTGGGCATGTGGCCCGGCTACCTCGAATGGCTGATCGAGGAAGGGGGCGGCTCGGACTGGTGGCTGAAGATCAAGCGATTCCTGGCGCTCGAAGCGTTCGGTGTAGACGCGCAGCAGCACAAGGCGGATCGGGTCTATGTCAGGAAGCGGTGAGGTGCGCCAGTTCTTCCATCACGGCGGCACGGAAGGCCAGCGGGTGGGCGATGCCGACGAACGGCTCCCGCGTGGTGCCCGTGCCACTCACGACGATGGTGCCGTAGTCGTTCATCCGTGCCCACACGCCCTGATCGACACTCACGGTTTCCACGCGGCGCAACACCATCTCCAGCGTGCGGCGGCGCAGGATGCCGACCTTGAGCACGACGCGCTCGGTCGTAACGGCAAACTCCGAGGCGTGCCAGGCGAACCAGGTGTACAGCCACCAGGGGATCGCCACGACCAGGCCGCCCCCCATCAAGACGATACTGAGCAGTCCGCCCCAGAACAGTGGCCCCCACCAGATCGACCAGTGCAAGCGCGACGTGTAGACGATCTCCTCTGCTGGTCCGAGGGTGTTTTCCGTATACGACATCCATCTCTCCCTTCGCTGTGGGGGGCCTGCATCGCCCCCCACAGCCATCATAGCCCCAGCGGTAATTGTGTGGGGATTCCGGGAGGTGGGCGAAACACGGACATGTCGACGGTGCGGGTGCGTCGCCATTCCCACTCAGACAGTTTGTGGCAACTGGTACAGAGGGTGATGAGATTGCCGATGGCGTCGGCTAATTCCCAGTTGTCACCGCAGTCACGACGGGGGCGCAGGTGATGAACTTGGAGTTGATTCGGCTGCGCGGGAACGCCACCGCAGCGGCGACATGTGTACTGGTCGCGTTGGAGTGCGCGCTGGCGCTGTTCCTGCCAGTTCGGGCCATAGGTGGGAAATGGACCGCCCCAGTAATCGGGATTTGCCTCCGGATGCTCTCGGCGGTAGGCATACAGACAGCGCCGAGAGCAGACTTGATGTACCCGACGGCCAGTGCGGTGTTCTGATGCTTTCTTCGTGCCGTGCAGCGTGATGGTCTGTTTGCATTGGAGACATGTGAACGTTTCGGGTGGTAGCCAGAGGTTGGGGAACACGCGTCCCGCTCTGGCTCGTGATATCGCAGCGCGGTGTTCTTCAGAGAACGGTTGGCCGCGTCGCTTGGCGTGGAGGCCGCGCACCATACAAGTATGCGAACAATACTCTGCGGTATGCCCTGAACCATACGAGGAGTTCACCATACAGGGTCGGACCAGAAAGACGGCCCCGCACGTTTGGCAGAGCCGCTCAACACGTTTTACTTGGGAACGTGCTGAACATGCACGACTACAATACTTTCGTGTACCACGGTTGCGCGGCTCCGTACGAAACGGGCGATGGCATGTTAAGCAGAGATTCATCGGAGGAGCATCTGCGGCACGTTGGCGGCATGTACCGCTACAGTATCGTGGATTGTGCCGCGTAGTATACGATGGTGGACGTGTGAACTGTGCTCCGCATTGCTCGCATGTAAACGATGAGCGCAGTTTATCAAGCATGCTCTATTATCCCATAGTGAACATCCATAGTGCCATTTATCTAGCCTGGGGACAGTGTGATGGCTGACGAGCTATCGGTAGTCATCCGAGCTACTGACGAGGCTTCGGCGACACTGCGCTCTGTGCAGAAAGAAGTTACTGCCCTCCATGGTTCCATGACTCAAATGGGGGTCGTTGCGGGGGCTGTTGGTGGTATTATCGCTTCGAGTCTCACCAGTGCTCTCAGTGGCCTGAGTAACGCCTTAGGTGGCGCTGGAAGCTCCCTGATAACAATGAGTTCGCGTTTAGAATCCGCTGGAATTGCCTTCGAAACGATGCTTGGCAGTGCTGAAAAAGCACAAGCCTTCCTGTCCGATATGCAGGACTTCGCGGCGAAAACGCCTTTTGAATTCCCGGAGCTTGTCGACGCAAGCAAGCGCATGCTTGCCTTTGGATTTTCGGCTGAATCGATTCGTCCTACCCTAACGGCCGTGGGTAATGCCGCCGCGGCTATGGGTTCTGGCGCAGAAGGCATCAATCGTATCACCACTGCCCTTGGTCAGATGCAAGCCAAAGGTAAGTTGCAAGCTGAGGAAATGTTGCAGCTTACTGAGGCAGGTATCCCGGCGTGGGATATGTTGGCGAAGAAACTCGGCACCGATGTTGCGGGGGCGATGGATGCAGTAACCAAACGTACAGTCGATGCTCAGACTTTCATGGAAGCTTTCATGGAAGGCACGGCTGCACGGTTTGGGGACATGATGTCGGCCCAGTCACATACGTTTGCCGGTGCCATGAGCACAGTACGCGACACCATTGGTCAGCTAGTCGGCGGCGCTTTCCAACCATTCTTTGTGCAAATCAGCAGCTTTGCCGACCAGTTAGCCCAGGGCCTCGGCACCGATGCATTCCAAACCTGGGCCTCCAACGTCCAAGAGGTGCTGGGCCGTCTCGCCCCCCTCTTCGGGCAGTTCATGGACCAATTCAAGGCGCTCGGCCCCGTCATCCAGCAATTCATCAACGACCACATTCAGGGCTTCGTGGCGGGCGTGCAGTCAATGGGCGAGCGGATCCTCGCCATCCTGCCGGCCGTGGGGGATATGTTCGGGGAACTGGGCTCGCGCATCGAACGGGGGCTGGGGATCGCCGGCCCCATCATCGGCAACGTGACCGATGCGCTGGGCCAACTAGCGGGACCGGCGGGCGATGCCTACCACACGATCACGCAACTCAGCGATGCCTTCCAGGGGCAACTGGCAGCGGGCCTGGAGCGGGTCCGCGAGCCGGCGCAAGCGGTGTTGGATTGGCTCACGCAACTCGGCGGCGCACTCGGCGACGTACCGGGGCGTGTCCTGGGCGATTTGGGGACTGTGCTCAGTCAGGCCGGCGATGCGCTCGACCGCTTCGGCTCGCTGTTCTCGAACCTGATGACCACATTGGGTGCCAGTGGTGGTGCGCAGGACAGCATCGGCGGGATCAGCGACGTGGTGCATGGCCTGCTCGATGCGATGGAAGCGTTCGGCGCCACGGTGCAACCCATCTGGCTCGCGTTTCAGGAAAACGCCATCAACGCCTACAACGCCGTGCAGCCCGTACTGGAGAACCTCCGCGCCTGGCTCAGCGAGAACCTCCCGCCCGCCATCGCCGCGCTGCAACAGAAGTGGCAGGAACTCAGCGACGAGCTGGGGCCGACGTTCCGCATGGCGTGGCAAGTCCTCGAGCCCATCCTCGCCAGCATCAAGGACTGGCTGGGCAACGTGATCCCCCAGGCCGTGGACTTCGTGAAGAGCGCCATCGGGGGGCTGTTTCAGTTCATTGGGGAGATGGCGGGGCATCTGGCCGATCTCCTCGGCCCACTCAAGGATCAATTCGGCGGTGCGCTCCACGACTTCAACGTCAAGGTGCAAGAGGCGCTCGCCGCGGCGCGGCCGGCTGCGGTGGAAGAGACGAAACAGACGGCCGAGGCGGTGCGGCAAGAGTTCATCCAGGGCACGCTGCCCGTGGTGCCGGCCATGCAGGACACGGGCGAAAAGGCGGGCGAGGCGCTCGCGAGTGGCGTCAAGGCGGGCACGTCGTCGGCCGTTGCAGCGATTCGGGCCACAGCGCCGGCCGCGCAGGACGCCGGCGAGGAGGTCGGCGCGGCGTTGGTGCAAGGCGTCGAGGCAGGCATGGACGAGCACCAGGGCGCCGCCGTGGACAGGTTCGCCAACGTCGTGGTCAATATCGTCAACAGTGGCCGCAGCGCCATTCAGGCGCACTCGCCGTCCGAGCTCACGGCCGAACAGATCGGCGAGCCGATGGTCGAGGGCATTGCGGATGGCTTCACCCGCGGCCTCAGCGGCGCCATCGACACCGTAACGTCCGGCATTGACCGCATGGTGAAAAGCGCCAGCAACAGCATGGGTGACTTCCTGCGGGCCGCGCAGCTCGAAGGCAATTACAACGCCCCGTTCACCTACGGCCAGCGCGACCCCGAGTTCATGGCGACGTACAACATGCTGAACACCCAGAAGGTGAACGAAGCAGCGCGGGCCAACCTGGAAGAGCACCTGAAAGATCAGTATGCCCAGGCAGGGCTCCCATACCCGGGCTTTGAGAAGGCCCAGGCCGAGTACGCGGCCAGTATGAACCGCTTGACCGGTACGCCGCAGTTTCTCACGGGGGGTGGCACCGCGGGGGGCGGCCGTGGAGGCGGGGGAGGAGGCGGGGGCGGCGCGAATGCCAATCAGTACGGCGCACAGAGCATTTCCGCCCTCGCCGGCACCGGCCTCGCCCAGCACCTGGTATTCGCCAATATGCACACTGGCGAGTTTCAATCGACGCCGCTCACCGAGGGCGACATCGGCGCGGCGTTGAAGCAACAATTTGAGCAAGCCCTCGCGACGAGTGTCGCCAATGCGAAGGCGCTCGTCTCTGGCACCATCCAGGGCGCCTGGTCGATCCTCGGCGGTACGCTGGCGGGCGGCATTGCGCATATTCCGCAAGCCTTCTCGGCCTACGCGCTCACGCCGACGCCTGGCCTCGGCAACCCGGCTGCGAACACGGGCGGCAGCGGCATCTTCACGCCGAACGGCAACACGCCCGGCGGCGCCAACTTCGGCGCGCTGCAGGCCCTCGCTGCACAGATCACGGCGGCGCACCCTGACCTCAGTGCCGACGCGCAGGCGCGGCTGATCCAGCAGGGCATGCGGACCAACCAGGACTATATCCGCGTGGTCGGACAGACGACGGATACCACGGACGATTTGCGCCGCCAGCAAGAGGATGCGACCGAGGAAGTCCAGAACTGGACCAACGTGGTCAACCAGCAGGGTGCCGCCTACGCGCAGGGCACGGGCGCGATGCAGAGCCTCATCGACGCGCAGGCCAACCTGGCCGCCGTGACGAACCAACTGGCCTCCACGGTCACCGCGCCCACCGTGACGGCGCCGCCGCCGACGCCGTGGGTCGGGACGCCGGGCGGGCCACCGCCGCCCGAGCCGCCACCGGGCGCGCCGGCGGGACACTGGGTGGTCGGCCCGTATGGGCAGGGGTGGCAGTGGTTGCCCGACTCCCCCGCGACGACGGGCACGCCCACCACGACCGTCACCGGACTGCCGGCGTTCGCCACGGGGGGGCTCGTGATGCGGCCGACGCTGGCGCTGGTGGGTGAAGCGGGGCCGGAAGCGGTGATCCCGCTGGGGCGCGGCGGCGCGGGCAGCACGACGGTGGGGGATATCTACATCACGGTCAACAGTTCCGCGGCCTCGACCGCGCAGGAAGCGGCCGAACTGGCGCGGCGGGTCCGCGAGGAGTTGCGCCGGCAGGGCGTCGACGTGTCCCGGCTCGGGGGGCTCTAGTGTCGACCGAACTGGGCCGCGTCACGGCGGGGTTGCTCAAGATCCTGGACTACTCCGCGACGCCGGACGGCACGGACCTGCACGGGTACGATAGCTGGACGTGCTATCGCTCGATGGGGGCGCCGACCGGCCTCTTCACGATCCAGAGCGGCGAGATTGTCTCGGCGGACAATGTGTCGTTTGCGATGGCGCTGTGGGGGCGGCCCGACGTGGCGCACCCCGGCCACTGCATCCGCGGCGAGGTGATGTCCCCGAATTGGGCCGCGCTCGTGCTCGGGTTCTGTGCGAATGGCAACCTGGACCACAGCGACGACACCCGCGGCTTCCTCGGCAACACCTACGAGCTGGCCCAACGGACGGGCGCAAGCGACTACGGCGAGGGGTTCCCGATCGCCGCGGGGACGACGCCCGGCCAACCGCTCACGAACAGCCAGTATTACCAATTCCTGTTGGCGTCGGTGCAGAACCCGCTTGGTGGCGGGACGCACGCCAGGGGCGGCATCGCCTACGCGATCAGCCAGAGTCTGACCTTTAACGACTCCGATACCGGCATCTCGACGGGCGTGAACGACGGCAGCAACACGTACCCCGGCATCTACTACTTTGCCCAGCCCTCGGCGCACTGGCGCAACATCATGGTGTACCGCGACTACCGCATCACGGTGAACGGGCTGAGTGGCGCGATGGCGTTTCGGCTCTACGACAACGTGGGCGGGGTGCTGGCATCGAGCGGGACGCAGAGCGGCGGCGCGGCACACGTCAACGTGCATCTGCTCGCGTGGCCGATCACCGGCTACATCCAGGTCTACTCCGACAACACCTACGCCGTGGCGCTGCCTGGTGGGCGCTTCCCCGCGGCGGGCAACGACTCAGCGATCACGGGCGGCGACGTGTACGACCAGGTGCCCATTACGGGCTTCTCGGTCGGCATCCAGATCAATTGGGATAACAGCCAGGACACGCCGGACAACGAGTGGGCGAAGCCCGGCGACGACGTGACGGCCGACCTGGTGGACTTTGATCTGAGCACCGCCGTGGCCAACCCGCGCATCGAGATCGACACCATGACCATTACGCTCGACGACACGGACGGGAAGTACGTGCCGGCCAACATCCATAGCAGTCTGTACCCGAACGTGCGGCTGTCGCGCGAGTGCCGGGCGATTCTGACGGTTGGCGGGACGGCGGCAGCACGCTTCTACGGCACCATCGCGGAATACCAGCCGCTCGTGGGCACGAATGCGCGTAACGGCTTGCAGGAATGCCAGATTCGCGTCGAAAGCCCGATGCGCGCGCTGGCCTCGTGCCAGGTGGTCATTCACGGGGCGCCGAGCGGCGTGCTGGTGAATGATGACGGGGTGACGGGCGTGATCCCCGCGCTGCTCGGCCTGGTGCCGGACATTATCCCGCCCATCACCTGGGCGCTGGACCCGACCCCCGATGCCATCGACCCCGGCTTTCTCTCGGACGGGATGACGGTCCAGACCGCGCTCGAGCAGTGCGCCATCTTCGCAGACTCGATCTACTTCATCCGTCCGTTTTGGAAGCGCAGCACGCTGGAACCCAACTTTCAATTCGTCTGGAAAGCGCGCGGCATCGTCCAGGCGCAATTTGCCGACCACGTGTGGTCGGATACCGGCGGGGATATCGGCACACTCACGCCGCGCTATACCGCGGATATTGTCTGATGCCCGTCGACGGCACGCGGCGGACGATTGTCCAGTACGACCCGACGCCCGTGGCGTGGACGTGGGTCGTGCCGTTTTACGGGCACCCGGCGCTGCAACCGGGCGAGAGCATTGCCTCGTTTGCCGCGCAAGCGGATGGTGGGGCGTGGCCGACCAATCCCGCGATCCCGGCTGCGATTTACGGTTCAACGAATCTGTATCTGCTCAATCCCGAGCCGACCCTCACGGCCTGCACGGCGTCGGACAACGAGGACGGGACCGGCGACGTCTACAACCTCACCGGGACGGTGGAGCCGAGCGCCAACGGGGCGGGCGGCTACGTGCAGGCGGGGATCCTCGACGACGGCGTGACGGGGGGGCAGCCGTCGCTCTACGCCACGCTCACGAATCCGACCGACCATCCGCTCTACCTGCAAACGATCACGGGGACGCTGACCCGCTTTGTGGGCTTCGTGGTAACCGAGCCGGTGGGCACCCCGCCTCCGGTCACGCCGCCGACGACGCCGCCACCTCCGACGAACCTGCCGCCCGAGGTGATCCAGCGCAAATTGCTGGAGAAAGCCAACCCCGGCTTCAACTGCGAGATCGAGCGGGAGCAGCGGCCCGAAGACCTGGTGCAGCTCTTCCTCGGCGACAAGATCAGCCTGACCGTCGACGGTGTCCGTGGCAACCTGGGCATCATCGGCCGGAGTCATGTGGTGACGCGCCTGCGGCTGCGCTGGCAGGCGCGAGTCCAGAATGCGCCCGAGGAACGGATTACGACGACGGTTACCCTCGAGAAAATCCCCGGGCAGCTTTTAGGCGGTGCCGGTACCGCCAATGCAGACCAAGACGCAGCTTTCGATGGTGGCGATATGGCGCTCTTCGCCCTCTGGGATACGGATGGCGCGGGCTGGGGCGCCGGCTGGGCGGCGTAGGGAGACACGATGGCTGATTGGACCACGCTCACCACGCCGAGCGCCGGCGACCCGGTATCCGTCGCGGACTTCTTTACGCCGCTCACCAACGATCTGACGCACCTCCACGACCTGCTTACCCGCTACGTCACCAACGACACCGGCGGCAGCGTGCCGAAGGGCTACGTCGGAGTGCTCAGTGGTACGGCGGACAACTCGCTGCTAGCGACCACCACGCCGGGAGATACGCGCGTCGTCGCCGTGACGATGGGCACCGCCGCCGCGTCCGCGCTCCACTACGTCGGGGTGTTCGGCGTGGTGGATACCGTCCTGGTGGCCGGCAATGTCAGCCGTGGCTCGGCGCTGCAAACCTCGGGGACGGCGGGCTACGCCATGCAAGGGACCGTGACCCCGTTCGCCCGCGCGCTCACGGCTTACGCGGGGACGGCGGGCACCGTGGTGGCGCTCATTCACAACCAGGGGGCGGGGCTGGCGCTGCCGCTCGCCGGGCACGTCATCCAGGACGAAGGCGGGGCGGTGACGCAGCAACCGAACCTGAACTTTGTCGGCGATGGCGTCAGCGTCACGAACGATGCCGGCAACACCGCGAGTGTGGTCCACGTCGACACCGACTATGTGACCGCGATGTTCTTCAGTTAGGAGCGGCCATGACACAGGTGATACGCATGCTTGGCCAGGTGGCTTGCGGCACGGCTACCGGGCTTGCCGCCGGCACCGTCTACGCCAGCCCCGGCACGTCGACCGCGCTCGCCTACGTGACGCTCGCCAATCGCGTGGGTGGCACGGTCACGGTGCGACTCAGCCAGACGGTCGGGACGGCGGCGCCCACCGATAAAGACTATCTGCTGTACGACTTCCCGATCCCGCCCAACGATGCGTGGACCGTGCAGCACCCGCTCGCGGTCGGGACGGCTGACATTATCCGGTGCAGTGCGGGGTCCGCGAACGCGATTTCCGCACAAGCCTATGGCATCGAGCGGACGTAGCATGGGGTACGCCAGTCAGCAGTTGGCCAGCGCGGCCCGCGCCTACCGGGGCGGCTACGCCTCGCAGTGGCTAGCTGACTACCACGGCAGCCAGGCCGCCGGCGGAGGCGGCGGTGGGGGTAGCAACCTGGCGCGTACTACGAGCGGCATCGTGTTCTCGGACACGTTCAACCGCGCCGATGGCAGCCCCGGAGGCAATTGGACGGCCGATCAGGGCACCTGGGCGATTAGCAGCAACGTGCTCCAGAACACGAGCGCGGCCAACTTCGACCGTATCCGCAACACTGGCGTCTCGCTCGCCGATGGCGTCTACGAAGCACGGGTGCGGGCGCCGGCCAGTGGACGCTACGCCGGACTACGGATTCTCGCGCCGGACGCCAACGACGATTACCACCTCTGGCTCCATGATGGTTCGGATAACTCCCTCGGCTACGCGGCCGCCAGCGATTCGCGTATCTCCAGCAATCTCATCACCGAAGACGGCAATTTCCATGTCCTGAAGCTCATCTATATCACCTCGCGGAAGTTCGTCGTGTACTACGATCACGTGGCGGTGCTTGGTAGCGTGGCGGCGCCATTCACCTCGGGCGCGGGGCCGACCGCGACGGCGGGGGTGGGCTTCATGGCCTACAACGGCCAATCCGACTTCGACTGGGTGCTCGTGAGTAGCGACCACCTTATCTCCGTGGGCGGGCTCGCCGCGGGGCAGGGCTTCCAACTGCTCGACCCGAGCGACGTGGCAATCGGCTCATCCGGCGCGGAGAGTGGCGGCACCGCCACGCTGGACATTAGCGGCCTGGTCGACGGCCTGACCACGGGCTATATCCAGACCTACGACGATCAGGGCACCTGGGCGGTGCCGACCCCGGGCGGGCGTTATCCCGCGAGCAGCACGGCCAGTGATATCTGTGGTGGCGATGTGTACACATTGTCGCCGTAATATCGGATTCGCCGATACCACAGCGGTAGATTGACGTTTGGTATCATGAAACGTGATAGATGCGCGCTGGCCGTGTGGAGCAGCGAGCCATGCACCAGGTAGCGACCCCGCCCCCTATCGCGGCGCCAACACACGATGCGATCGGCCCATTGGTCGCCGAAGCCCGCGACATGGTGGCGTATCACTGCGCCCAGGTCATGCGGGGCGAGATGGATCCGTGGACCTGGACGGCTGTGGTGGCGGCACGCCTGGACACCCTCGCGGAGCGTCTCGGCATGTACGGGGCGCGCACCTGGCCGCTCCCGGACATGGCCGCGCTCGACCTCGCGGCCCATCTGGAGACCACGCGCCACACCCTCGCGCCGCTCGCACAGACGCTCCGCGAATTACCCTGGGAGGACATGCTCGCGCTCCCAGCGCGGTTGATTCCCGAATGGGTCGCGGCGCCCTTGGTCCCGGCCCGCGATGGCCAGGATGGGCGTGATGGGTTGCCCGGGAGTCCCGGACCAGCGGGGATGGCAGGGCAGA